AACCGTAGAACGCTCTGGATAAAGGGCGGCACGGCATCGCGCAACTTCCGTGAGAAGTCTGCCGATGAGGTGATCTATGACGAACTTTCAAACTTTGATGCCAGCATTGAGGGTGAGGGCTCGCCGACCACTCTTGGCGACAAGCGCCTCAAGGGCGCCACTTACCCCAAGTCCATTCGAGGGTCGACGCCAAAGCGGGTCGGATCCTGTCAGATCACCAATGCTGTGGAGGAGTCGCCTTACCTGTTGCGGTTCCACATAAATTGTCCCCATTGCCAGAAAGAGCAAACGCTGCAGTGGGGAGGCAAAGATTGTGAGTTTGGGCTGAAGTGGGAGAAGAACGAATTAGGGGAAGCCACCAAGGCTTGGTATCTGTGCGAGCACGCTGCCTGCGTGATCTGGCACAACGAGATGGTGGAGGCTTCTAAGACTGGTCGCTGGATCTGTGACAACACAGGTATCTCGACCCGGGACGGCATGGACTGGCTTGATAAGTCCGGCGAGCCGATCCGCACGCCGCGGTCGGTAAGCTTCAGCGTCTGGGCCATCTATAGCACCTGGACCACCTGGCTTGAATTGGTTGATGAGTGGCTGAACGTGAAAGGCGACGTTGAGAAGCTCATCACTTTTATCAACACCACTCGCGGCGAAACGTGGGACGACGACCAAGGCGAAAAGCTCGACTCCGAGGTTCTGTACGGTCGCCGCGAAGTTTATCCGCAGGTCCCGGCCCTTGGCCTTGTGCTCGTAGGCGGCATCGATACTCAAGACGACCGTTTCGAGGGTCGCGTCTGGGCGTTCGGTCCGGGCGAGGAAGCGTGGTTGGTGCATCGGTTCATTCTGATGGGCGACCCGGCCAGCGAGGAGCTTCGCCGCAAGGTGGGTCTTGAGCTGCACCGGCAATTCACCCGCGTGGACGGCACCGTCATGAAGGTTGAGCGCTGGACGTGGGACGCCGGCGGCCACTATGCCGACGAGGTCTACGCCGAAAGCCGCAAGCACGGCGTGCACTGGGTCGTGCCAATCCGTGGTGCAACCATCTACGGCAAGCCGATCGCGAACTTCCCGCGCACAAAGAACAAGGTTCACAAAGTCTTCCTCACCGAGGTCGGTACCGACAACGCCAAAGAGTTGCTCTATAGCCGCATGGGTTTGCCGGTCGATACGGCTGCCTCTCAGGCGGGTGTGTCTCAGCCCGGGGTCGTTCACCTGCCGGCCAACGACGTGATCTGCGACGAGTCGGAGGTCAAGCAACTCACCTCCGAAAAGAAAAAAGCAGCCATCTCCAAAGGCAAGCGCGTGATGCGCTGGGACAGCGGAGGCCGCCGAAACGAGGCGCTCGATTGCTTTGTGTACGCGCTTGCCGCGTTGCGGATCTGCCAGCAGCGGTTTGGGCTTGATCTCGATCTGCTGGTTGCTGCTGTCACTGGCGGGAATGAACCGGACGATGAAGTGCGGCCTCGCAAGAAATCCTCTCACTGGAATAGAAACTGATGGCCTACACGATCGAGCAATACAACGCCTTGCAGGCGGCCATCGCCGAAGGGGCGTTGTCGGTCCGCTATGCCGACAAGAGCGTCACCTACCGATCACTCGACGAGATGATGCGGATACTCAAGCTGATGGCCACAGAGCTTGGGCTGAATGCCTGCAACGATGGCGGTCGAAGGTACGCCGCGTTTTCGAAGGGGTACTGACATGGGGATGATTGACGATCTTTTCCCAGGCTACGCGGCCAAGCGTTCAGAGATGCGACTGAAGAAAGCCCGCACGGACATGGCGCTGAAGATGATCGAGCGCCGCTTTGAGGGTGCTGCAGGCGGTCGTCGAAACGACGGCTGGCGAGCGACTGGCGCTGATGCAAACGTTGAGAACGCTCCGGCTCTGGCCAAGCTTCGCAATCGGGCGCGTGACCAGCGTCGCAACAATCCATTCGGCGAGCGAGGAATCACCGGTATTGCTGACAACGCTGTCGGCGCCGGAATTGTTCCACTGCCCTTGGCGAAACGTGATCGTGACGGATTGCGATTGATGGATTTGTGGAAGGCGTGGGCAGAGACCACCGTTTGTGATGCTGATGGCATGGATAATTTCTACGGCCTTCAGCACATGATCATGGAGGCCATTGCCGAAAGCGGTGAGTGCTTGGTACGCCGCCGCCGGCGCTTCAGCTCCGATGGTCTTCCGGTGCCCGTCCAGCTACAGGTTCTGGAAGCTGACTTTCTCGATGAGTCGAAGGCGGACATCGTCGGCTTAAACCGCATCATCCAGGGTGTCGAGTTTGATGCACTTGGCCGTCGTGTCGCGTATTGGCTGTTCGATGAGCATCCTGGAGCCAACGCAGTTTGGGGCTCTCTGCAATCGCGCCGGGTGCCGGCCGAGGATGTGATTCACGTCTTCTTGCGCAAACGTCCGGGCCAGGCGCGCGGTTACAGCTGGCTGGCCCCGGTCATCCAGCGCATGCGGAACTTCGACGAAATGGAAGACGCTGTGATGGAGCAGGCGAAGATTGCATCCTGCTTTGCAGCGTTCGTGACCAAGGATGAAAACAGTGGGAGTGGTTCTGGAAAAAAACCACCGCTGATTGATCGCGTAGAGCCAGCGATGGTGCAGGAGCTGGGGTTTGGCGAAAGCGTCACCTTCGGCACCCCTCCGACATTCAACGGATATACGGCCTATTCCTGGCAGCAGTTACACGCGATGGCCGTCGGCTTGGGTGTGCCTTACGAACTGCTCACCGGCGACCTGAAGGGAGTCAATTTTTCCAGCGGGCGCATGGGGTGGCTGAACTTCGCCCGACGCGTCGATGTGTGGCAGTGGCGAATGCTGATCCCCCAGCTTTGCGATCAGGTCTGGCGCTGGTTCATGGAAGCACAGGTGCTCTTGCCCGGCGGCGTTACTGACGACGTCAAGGCTTATTGGGTTCCGCCACGCCGCGACATGGTCGACCCGAAATCAGAAACCGAAAACGTCATCACCCGCGTGCGCAACGGCCTGACAACTTGGCCTGATGCTTTGCGCGAACTCGGGATCACAGATCCCAAGCGGCATGCCGAGCAGATCAAAAAAGCAAACGAAATGATCGACGAATACGGGTTGGTGCTGGATTGCGATCCGCGCCGAGTTGCGGCCGCCGGTTCCCCGAGCCAGCCACAAACCACAGAAGAGAAACCAGACGATGCCGACTCCGAATCAGGTGATGACGCGAAAGACACATGAGACTCCGGCGTTCAGCCTTCGTGCAGCCGTACGGCCTGGCTCAGTTGATATTGACGCGCGAACTGTCGAACTGACCTGGACTACCGGCGCTAAAGGTCGGCGCTGGTCTTGGGACGTTGGCAGTTACATGGAAGAGCTGGACGTCAGCGACGGCGCAGTCCGTCTTGATCGGCTCAACAACGGGGCGCCGCTGCTCGATACCCACAATCAGTACCAGCTGAGCGCAGTTCTGGCTGTTGTAGAGCGGGCTTGGCTGGAGGGTGGCGAGGGTCACGCTCTTGTCCGGTTCAGCAAGCGCGATGATGCAGACGTGGTCTTCAAGGACGTCGTCGACGGGATCCTTCGGAACATCAGTGTCGGCTACGCCGTTCACCGTTACGAAGTTGTCGAGGAGGTAGACGACAAGCTACCCACGTATCGCGCTGTCGATTGGGAACCACTGGAGCTCTCCCTGGTGCCGATCGGCTTCGACGATGGCGCCAAGGTTCGCAGCGCCAAAACCCCGGCCGAGTACGAAGGCCAGAGATTCAACACCATTTTTGAAGTTCGGTCGGCTCTTGAGCAGACCGCAAAACCGGCCGCCGTGCCTACTATCCAAGAGGAAGATGCAATGACCGAAGAAGAGAAGCGCGCGGCCGAGGAAAAGCTTCGCCGTGAAGCCGCTGAAGCCGAGCGCCTGCGCAGCCTCACCATCCGCACCATGGCGCGTAAGGTGCAGCTCGATGACGAGGTGTTCGTGGAGGATCTGATTGCTCGCGGTGTTCCGGTAGCGGATGCGAGTGCGGCTCTGATCGACAAGCTGGCCGAGCGTCAAAACAAGGATCAGCCGGAAACCCGCAACAGTCAGCCGACCGTTGTGACTGGTGGCCTGGACGTTTCCGTCCTCAATGCCAAGCGCTCTGCCATGCAGAACGCGCTGCTCCATCGTTGCGATTCGAACGTCAAGCTGGAAGAAACCGGCCGTGAGTTCCGCGGCATGCGACTGGTCGACATGGCTCGCGAGTTCGTCGAGATGGCTGGCGGTAACGCCCGCGGCATGACCCCGCAGGAACTGGCCCGCGCTGCGCTGGGCTGCGATCGCCAAGCTGTCCGAGCCGCCGGCATGCACAGCACAAGCGATTTCCCGCTGCTGCTGGGCAGCACCGTCAATCGCACGCTGCGTGATGCTTACACCAACGCGCCGCAGACCTGGCGTCCGCTGGGCCGTCAGACCACTGTGCCAGACTTCCGCGCCGTAACCCGCGCCGCGCTGGGCGACATCGCTGCGCTGGAGCAGGTCAAGGAACACGGCGAGTACAAGTACGGCACGCTGTCCGAGGACGGTGCACCGATCAAGGTTGCCAAGTTCGGCAAGATCATCGCCATCACTTGGGAAACCATCGTGAACGATGACCTGGGCGCGCTCACCCGCATCCCGGCAGCGCTGGGCAACGCGGCAGCCGCAACCGAATCCAACGTGGTCTGGGCTCTCCTGCTGGGTAACCCGAACTTCACTGATGGTGTCCCGTTCTACGACGCGAGCCACGGCAACGTTGCGGGAAGTGGCGGTGCGATCAACACCACCACCTTGGCCGCCGCACGGGCCGCGATGCGCAAACAGAAGAGCAAGGCAGGCGAGTTCCTCAACCTGTCGCCCGAGTTCCTGGTGGTTGGTCCGGACAAGGAACTGGAAGCCTTCCAGTTCACCAGCTCGGTTTACGTACCCGCCAAGAATGCCGACATCAACGATGTTCGCAACGCATCGCTGTCCGTCATCGTGGACGCTCGAATCACCGGCAACCAGTGGTACTTGTTTGCCGCGCCGGGCGGGGTCGACACGTTTGAATACGCCTACCTTGAAGGCGAGCAGGGCGTGTTCACCGAAACCCGCGAAGGCTTCGAGGTCGACGGCATGGAGATCAAAGCCCGCCTCGTGTTCGGTGCAGGCTGGATCGATTACCGCGGCGCGTACAAAAACCCAGGCGCGTAATTCGCCAGTTCGATCTGAACCCAAAAGGGCGCCGTGTGGCGCCCTTTTTGATTTCCAGTTTCTGTCTCTAAAGGGGACCTTGCATGAAGACCTTCATCCAGCACGGCGACTGCCTGACCGTTCCTGTACCGGCCGGTGGAACCAACTCGGGCGAGCTTTACAAAGTAGGCGGGATCATCGGTGTCGCCGCCACCACTGAAGTTGCTGGCGCCCAAGTGGTGCTCAAGCTCGACGGTGTGTTCGGCCTCACCAAAGTCAGCGCCCAGGCTTGGGCCGTCGGCGATCTGATCTACATGAACACCACCAGTCGCTCCCTGACCAACGTGTCGGCTACAGGCCTGGTGCTCGTTGGTGTTGCGACTGACGTGGCAGCCAACCCATCCGCGACCGGCGCCTGCCGTCTCAACGGTGTATCCGCTCCGGCTGCTGTGTAATGGGCTGGGCCTCAATGGCCCAGCGCATGCTCGGCGTGTCGATCCGCACCTTCAGTGAGCCTACCGCCGCCATCGATCCTGGTGGCGCCGTGTACTGGCTGACGGACGGAGCCGCGCCCGGCGTGCCTCTGGCCCAAGCCGTGTTTGATACCGCTCACGTTTCCGTTGATCCAGAGACTGGCGC